GACAATATCATTTATTCTAATAGGCAAATTATTTCTATCTAGAATGACAATGGTTTTCTTATTATTTTGTACAGCATAATTCAAGAATCCAATAAATTCTTGAGTTATATCAAACGATCCACCATTTTCATGATGTATTAGAGCAGTTGAAACTTTATCTTGCATAATCTTTTTATTAAGATTAAATGTACACAATGTGTTTCTATAGGATAAAATATCTTGTAAATCTTCCATTATAATAATTCCACTAATATTAATCTCTTCTACTATATCATAGCAAGACCAATATGTCAACATAAATTATTAATAATTTATTAATCTGATATTTCTGAAATATCAGATATTATATTATAAATTGGCATTTCAGTGATAACGCCAAGACTACTACTATCAGAATCATCAGCACGTTTCTGTGATAATTTAATTGATAAATCTCCAATAACATAATCTCCATTTGTAGTTCCAATTGGATCTGTTGGCAATACACCATCACCACAGTAATAACCGCCATAGCTAAGTTCGGTTGAAGTGTCACAATTTGTCATTGTTACATTAATTTCTATATTAGCATCGCCAGAAAGTTTAGCGTAAACAGTTACTGAATTTCCATTAAAACTTGGATTTTCTAACGCAGAATACACACGATTATAAATCTGTTGCCAGTCTGCAGTTAGACTTGTAAATCCAGGTCCAGACGTGCCAATTCCAGTTGATGAAACGGTTTGGGAATGTCCAATAATTATAACACCGATTGAATCAAATAGATTACTCCATGCGATACTAGGAATATATAATGGAGCACTATCTATTAATAAGTCGGCAGTAATTCTAATATCGCCGCCAGCATTAAAGTGCCACCGTCTTGCATCTTCACTTGCAAATTTAGTATTAAATATTATATTCTTACCTATATTCGAAGTTTTCCATAACTCATCTGGATCATTTGTTTCTAAATTATCAACATATGTTTGCTGCACACTAGAAACATTGTTTTGAACTGACATTTTTCCTAAATTAGAAGTTAATTTATTTGTTCTAATAGATTCTATATCTGTACGAATCGTATCGATATGATATATTATATCATCTAAAGAATCAAAATCGCCTTCGAATATATTACTAAGCGTAGTGAGTGTTGTTCCTTGATGCGATGCAGAAAAAGTCATTGCATAAAAAAGTTCCATCCAGTTCTTTTTAAGTAATCTCTGCCCTTTATTAACATGATTAACAAAAAGTTGGTCTTGTCCATATCCAGAATCACCTGCGCCTATACCAACAATTTCATTTATATCGTTTGCTAATAAATTAAAATCATCAGATGTGAATTGACTACTTATGGGATAACTTTGCGGGGACATTCACCACTCCTTAATTTACTTGAATCGTTATGGTATAGTCAATAATAATTGTTCTATTTGCTGACAACAATACCGGATGGAATGTGACATGAGTCAACATTGTTGTTTTTGATTCATCCATGTCGCCATTAGTAGTTACTCCAGCCATTAGTCCTATTTCATCAATTGTAAACGCATTCACACTTAGTGTATCTGGCGAACTATCTGTTTCTGGTAAATTTAAACTGGGATCAACTATTTTAACTGCATCTTCATATGCGGTGTGGTTAACTTCAACAGAACATACAATCTTAGCAGTATTTGCGGGAACGGATTCATTACTATCCATCTCCTCACCTGCATAATAAACTGTATTAACTGTCTCCTGTTCATACACCTTTGCATAAAGCGTTGAATTACTTGCAGTTATGGGAAGTTGATCATAATTTCCAAAAACTCTAGGTGCACGATATTCTAATGTAGTGGTAGAGTTACTACCACCATTGCCGAAAGCCATCCAATTAACTATGGGAGGCGCGCCAGCAGAGTTAACGCTTGTAGGTTTACCTGCTAGTGCGGATGCAAGAACATAAGCCATATTACCTGGATGTATCGCATTCTTTTTTTCCAAGAGTACCTTTCCAGTATCTTTATCATATATTTTAACTTTACCAACTATCTGGGATGTCACTTCATCATTAAACATTTCGGTCTCTCTTCTTTGTTATATCAGAACTTAAAGTATTTATCATTTTAGTTATATACATATTATATTATGTGCTTATCTACTTGTTCTGCCATAAACTGTATTGTTTCGATGTTTGATACTATATGTACAGTATCACCAACTTGAATATCTAGGCATGTGCCGTTAAATAATCCACGTTCATTAATTTGTAATACGCTTCCATCTTTTTTATTATAGTGCATAAACTCTAATTTATTTTCGGCATTTTCAACTATTATTAGATAAACAGTGTTTGCAATTGCGTGTTTAAACTTTGTTTCATCTGCAATCTCGATATTTCTATAACCGTGGTCATTTGTTACTGCTACTACTGTATCGGTATCAATACTATGCATAAAGTGTCCACGTCCAAGTCTATCATACACTATAAATGAACGCTTGTCAATTACTGCAGTACCAATACCGCCCACAATACTTGAATCATATTCATCCACTCTTACAATTGCAGACTCTAAAATTCTACTATCTACTAGTCCAGTATCTATACCACCTTTCGTCGCAGTAACTTCGTATGGATGACGTAATAATGCACCTTGCTCGTAGCTACCATCTGCTATATTTGGATGGTCATCATCTGGTGCAATACCACCATCATATGTATTATAATCGTACCTACTATAATCGCCACCCAAATCAATTTTTAAATTCATATGATGTGAACTATCTACATCAGCATTAACAGTTTCACTTAGCGGATAAATTCTGTCAGTGTTTCTAAGTTTAACATGATATGGTTTTGCTTCCAATACATACTCAATTGTATCATCAAATGTATCGTTCTGATATATTGCATATTGTCTTAATGGTTTGTTCATTAAGATTAAGTCAATATAACTCGTTTTGAACAACCACTCAGGATGTTCTCTTTCGGTATACATGTATGATAACATATCAAAAAATAAATCTTTAATAACTTTATTTTCTGAATAAGAATAAAGCATATTAATAAATTCGTGCACTTGTACATTAATAACATTAGTGTAATATTGTGAAATAGTATTAGCATTTCCTGTCTGACCAGGTATTGCAATATTATTAAAATCTATATTAAGCGCACCGTTAATCTTGTTAACCATAGTGATTTCTTCAGGTGAACCATAACCAAAGTAAACTTCTTCATACTCAGGATTTACTACACCAAAAGAACGTATACCAGAATTAAACATACTAATCATATCAATATCTCGGGTATTACTCAGATATTCAAATTGAGTTATTTCTTTGTAATCTGGATGTTTATACCAATCAATTGAATTGAAAATGTAGTGGTTTAATTTAATGTAATCTTTGTAAAATGGATATTCGGTTTCTATTAACACAGTGCCTAACATCGTGTTTACAACTGTTGAAAAATTATTTCTAGCATTTGTCAGGTTTTTATACCAAGAGTTGGAGATTGCGCCGACTTGATAAACTCTGACAACATCACCTACTATAACATTGAATGTGTTATTAATTCTTAATTCGGTGCCATTTAAGTTAAAGTTTGTAAGTTCTAAGAACTCATTATTAACTGAAATTGCAAGATTTTCGGGCGACAAGTCAAGCAAGAAATCAATTGAAAGTAATGCGCCATCATTGTCTAAATTTGGGTAATCGATTATAATTTGTTTTAAATTTTCAATTTTAGAATCTGCAATACTATTTTTAAAATCTTCTAAATATTTGGACATTATAGGCTTTGTAGATTCTCTTGATAATAGTTCCCAGTCATCGTGCCTGCCTTGATTATTAGATGCAATGCTATATTCAGTTGTCACTGTTATTGTACTATTTAATGACCGAGAGTTATAATTTAAGATTATAGTATTATTATCAATTGGTATAAATTTATGTTTAATTTGTCCAGTCTCAATAATCATTTTAATTTCATCAGTACTATATTCTTTTTCGTATCTAGGCAATGTACCAATTGAAGTCCAATAATAATATGTTGTTACTTCTTTATTCTTAACTGGATCCCATTCTTTTTCTTGATTGAACCAAGTAATACCAACAGGAAGTACATTGTTCTTAACCCATTGCTTGATCTCTACTACCGAACCGTCAACAATTTTACCCCAGTTACGCATTGCATACTCAACCGAGATATTGCCATTGGCATCACCATAATCATTGTATCTATAAAAACGTGTGCTAGTAGTATCCCACCAAATTTCACCTAAATGTTCTTCTAACCACAAATCGTTACTTAGATATTCATCATACTTAGCAGGATCATTCCAATCTACATAATCAATATCTTTCATGACTTTGCCAGGTAATTTTAAGTTTAGCGGATCATACAATGTATGAATTATATGTTCTTCTCCATCTGTTACGATAACTCTGTTAACATTGCTAACATCTACTTCATTTGCTTTTCTATTAACAATTTCAATATTACCAATCGCGGTTCTATTCAGTACTGCCCAATCGTTTAGACCGGGATATGAGTCTGCCCATATTTTACTAGCAGTATTTAATCCTAAATCATTATAGAATTCATCAAATGTCGCACCATTATATCCTGGAGTAAATCTAACTGATTTCCATCTCATAACTTTAAAGTTTGCATTACTGGTAACACTGGTATATTCTGTGTAAAACCCTATCTTGTCTAACAAATTTTGAGAAGTGCCAGCAAAAGATAATTGTAATGCCGGACTTGTTATAATGAAACGTCCATCAGATGATATACTTGCTGTTAACGTAGATGATTGTTGATTAATTATATCTCTAAATGTAAGAAGTGATGAATTTGCTAGACCCGAAGTTAAATATTCCCCTTCGGATATTCCTAAATCATCTAGTGGATTACCAGTTACATCAGAAATAATTACCTTAAATTCATCACCTGATATCAATAATCGATCAACAAATGCTATACTAGCAACTAAATTAGTTTCAAGTGATAGTATAGAATTTATATCATCTACAATATTATCCAACATGTTAGAAGTTATCGTATTAGAAGTGAATCCTAGACGCACCATTGATCCATTATTCAAAGGATCAGATACCACCAACGTAGAACCTATAGAAATAATTTTTAATTTACCAGTTTCAACTGTTGCATTAACATCTGGTATACTCAAGTCATTTATTTGCTGTGCAATACTTGCGGCAGTAGGCGGCAATTCGGATTGATATGTAGTACTAGGAAAACCAAACAAACTAAATTCGTTTCCACCTAGTGTCATAGTAGGCAACAATGTGGATATAACCAATTTATCAACATTAATGTTAGCAGTAACATCATCCTGTAAATTTATCTGTTCTGCCAAATTACCTAATTTAGTTTCTGTATATGGCGTTGCAGTAATTAAACCTAACTCGATTGCTGCTTGTCCTTGAATTGTCACCGAAGGTGCAGACGAAGTTAAAACTAATACGTTTCCAATATCTTGTGCACTCACATCTGCAGATGCTATATTAATAGTATCTACTATATCAGTTAATGTTATAGTAGTACCACTGTAAACAAATGCTATTGTTTGTCCGTTAATTTGAATAGATTTAGTTTCATCAAACGTTGGTGACACAACTGTACCTGTTACTGTAATATCCTGTATTACATAACTTGATGATGCAGCACTGCCTACCTGTACAGACAATTCAGAACCTGAACTTATGTTATCTTCTGTAGTAAGTGTTGATGTTGCTTCAATCGTACCATTATCTGTTGCTTCCACAACAAGGGCAACATCATTAATAGTAATGCTATCGCCGTCATTTGAGGTGACGTTATTAGTTGCGTGGATGCTGTTTCCAGAAAATGTTATTAATGTGTTTGTATTTTTTATAATATCATTTTGATCATAAACAATTATAGATATCTGCTCTCCCGATGTTACGATTGGATTAGATGTAGCATCTGCACCGCCAATTGTTATATCAGTAGTAGAAATCGTATCTTCTATATATGTATAACTATTACCATCAATAACTAAAACTTCACCTTCAATAATCTGTACATTTGAATTCAGACTGATTGCTTCAACGCCAGCATTTTCACTGGTAGGTACAAATATACTATTCTGGGAACTTGCGTCGATTTCAACTGTAACCGGTTCAAAATCAGTATCAAATACCAGATATTTGTAAACAGTTATACCGTCGAATGATTCAGTGCCATCGTCTACAATGTTATAATATCCGTTTAATTCTGGATCAATTTCTTCATTAATTATTCGCAAATAAACTGTTTCTGTAGTATCAATAGACGAAGTGACAACAATGTATAATTGAGAATCCTCTGTTTCACCGATATAAGATATTTCAGATACTTCACTGAGTTTTCTTACATCCCAATCTCTAAGATTATCGAATTGTATCCAAGCCAAATCACCTTCATAATAATTTTCACTTACCGTTGTTTCTAATATTGTTGAGTTTCTAACAATATAATTCACATCTTTGCTATCTACGTATCCTGTCGTTTTTATAGGTGTAGTTCTTCTAGTTGTTTTGTATTCAAATAAATTTTGATTATCATATGTAATAGAGAACGGATCACGGTATATCAACGCAGTATTAATATTTTTACTAACCGATGCATTTCTATTTAAGTTTCCATACTCGCCTAATTTAAATGCCCATACGTCATTTGAACTTACCTCACTGAAATTAGAATTGGTATTAACAATTTTATTTAAACTACCAGGCGTTCCTTTATCACTGATAAAACCTTTATAAAATTCTAATTGAGATTCGCGTTCCATTAAATGATTTGACAGATATGCTCGTGGCGTAAATCCTATATGACTTGCTTTAATGAGATTAACGTTTGATAAACTTTGGTCTACAATCGTGTCTCTGTGGAACTTGGTATCCGCTACCATGGTCTCAAAATTTGGTATTAATGTGTTTTGATAAACTATATAACCGTCAGTACTTAGTGTTCCATCCCAGTCGCTAGTTCTGTTACAATCAATAATCATGCGCAAGTTTCTATTGTGTGAGATTGGATCATATATTATATCTCCATAGTTGTCAACACGATCAACAACGTAGGCGTGTTCAACATCAACAATATCAATTTTCATTCCATAAACTGGAATTGTCGATTCCCACATTATAGCATCGCCATCGGAATAGAATGTTATTGCTGTATTAGATATTTGTCTACCAGCACTATCAAGTACTCTATAGAAATTCTTATTTGTTTCACGCTGTACACTTGCAACACCGTATGGTGCAGAGAAACGACCAGACAATAATATTGGAGTTAGAGTAATAAATTCACCTACATCATGATTTTCTGCACTCCAATCTAGAAATTTAACTAATAAGTTTTCAAAATCTACATTTTCGCCCAACTCATTTGTATCTGTGAAACTCCAACCCACCGCATTTAAATAATCTTGATACCCAATCAACAGTTGTGCAATTTCATCAAGTGAGTAAAGTACATCGCCATAATTGTGGGTACGAATTTGATCTGGTAATGTTTCCTTGTATCCGGTTGCAGTCACTTGATTGACTCTGGGCCATGATACCAACCGTTTCCAATAATCATCCAGGTCATCATTAAACGCTGCAGAACCGGTGTGATCCGAGAGAGAAATATAAGGTACCCCATCATAAACAGTGTAAGAATCTAGCGTGTAAAATGAACCTGCTTGCCAATCATTAATGATTGCTTCATCTCCTAGTGTGCTCCACGATTTGGCCGGTGATGTGGTATCCCAGTTCATACTATAAAATTGTGGATTAAATTCATCATATCCATTAATTCTATATCCGTAATTTTTGACTTGTGGTTGAGATATCAATGTCCACGCATTGTAATCAAAATTAATCACAGTAGATAATTCTTTATCTGTTGGTTGAACTATTTTTCTTTTATAATATCTATTATCAGAAGAATTATAAACAACATCACCCTGACGATAAGATTGTATATCTGATAAACTATATATCGGATATGATACATCTAGCGATACTTTTTCTATTACAATAGCACTAAAACTCTCACTGCGATTTGGTTCACCTGTATGGATGAACAAGTCATAGTTGTCTTTTGGTATTTCAGTATATCTAGAATTAGATAATGCTGAATTTTCACTGCTTAATGTGAAGTTATTAACAAACCCACCTAACTTAGATCCTAATTTGAATTCATAACCGTTTTGTTCGTTTGTAATCGTATCAGTATTAATTCCTTCTACTTTGTGATATATTCTAATAATACCGTTTAATTCACTTGCATATAGATCAATAATTTCGAATGGCTTAGTAATCATTGACAATAAAAATTCAATGAACGGATATTCACTGCTACGTCTCCACGCTTGTTCGATTGGCGAGCCGTCTCCGAATTCCCAGTCCTGATCCATCTTTGCAGTATCATCAGCCGATAATTGAGAATTGAAAAATAAATCATTGACATTTTTTAAATTACCAAAGTTGTCTATTGGAATTGGCCATGTTGTAGAATAAGTTGTTTTTAAATCATTCCAGAATTCTAGTTCAGTGTAACGTGCTGGATTAGTTTCAAAGCCATCGGGTATAGTACTATATCCAACCGTGACCCAGGGTTCTAATAATGGCATGTCTGTGCCGTAAGCATATTGGAATATACCTCTCCAATATCCAGGAGAAAGATCGTTACTCACACGATAATTCCAAGTCTTATAGTCAACAACATCAAAATCAGTGTTATAAAGATTGTCGATATTATTTCTCAGCATCCATTTCTTAAAAAATGGATACATTGTAAACTTCTTTTCATTTAATGAATATTCAGTAGTACTGTCTCTGTACATACCATATTTTGTATTACCGAGAGTTGTATTTTTAGTATTTTGTTCTATACGATTATAAACTAATTTCTCAAACAATAATAAAATAGAATCTGTTCTATCGCCCCAACATAATGTTTTAGAGCCATCGTGTCCTACTATCATTGTTTGTGGGGTATTAAATTCTTGATCAATAATATATCTAGGCTTATAAACAGCAGATATACCAAGTTTTGCCGCGCTAGGTGGAATAAATGTTTCTTGTATTAATTTAAAATATCTAACTTCAATAACATCTCCATCTGAAATTACAGTATCACCAAATGAAATTTCAACACCGTTAATTAAATTAACATCAGTATTAAGTACTCCGTTGACATATACTGATATATTATTTTCGTCTACTATTTCAGTGGATATACTTGCAGGTATAAATTGCGTTGTTGATCCTGGAACAACTGGATCAATGTTCGCAGTTATATAATGTGTTGGAAAACTACCATAATTTATCATACGACTACCAGTAAACACACTAATGTTTTCTCTCTTGACTAGCGCAATTGCTGCAATTGCTTCTTCAAGAATAAAATCATCAGATTTAGATGTACTTGCAGCATCAGATAGAATATTCTGTATCGTTGTTATTAATTTATTTTTATAATTATTATACGACACTGAAAGATATTCAACCGCAGCAAATGGATTATAATCGTCCCGAGTTATTGAAAAATAAGCATTCTTAATATCAATACTATTGCGAACCATAACAGAGCCATACTTATTATTGCGCATTTTATCTGTGTTGTCGCCAATATTACGATAATTATTCACAGCATTTGGATTTCCTGTTAATCCTATTGTAGTTGATAACTGGCGCAACATATGTTCATAGACTGTAGAAAATGTAAAGTTTCTATTATTATGAAATAAATTATCTGGATTATACTCAAGTGATGGATCAACACGTTGCCACGCTCCGTCTCCATCAACAAAAACATTATCTTTTGTCGTGAAATCAACATAAACATAACCTGTCACCGGCTCAGAAAATGCAATTCTATTAGAATCATAAACATAGTTGCCTATTTGTTTAATACCATCTACATATACATCTATTGTTTCAGAAGATTTTGGTTCTTGTAATAACTCCAACTGCGTGTGTGTTGCAGATCCATATTCATGTCGTAAATTTCTATAATCAAATTCTGATTTAATATAAAGTTGTTGATATGATGTTCCAGATTTAAAACTGGTATTATCCGGCATATCAATATTAAATGTGAATTCACTGGCATAATCACCAGGTGTTAATAATGCACGAATTGATAAGAACATATCTATAATACTATCTTCATCTTCTACATAATGAAATATCTTATAATCATTTAGATAATTTAATTCAGCATCATACATTTTAAATGTTGGTACAGACCAGGCATCGGCTGCACTACTAATATCACTTAGTTCTAAATTCTTATCAAATTCAATAATTGGTCTTTTTGCTTGTTTAACATAAGGCAAACTATCATCATTAATATACATACGAATGTCTTCATAATGATACCATGAATTTCTATCACTCCACCAATTTGTTTTGGTTGCTCTATCAGTATTTTTATCGATTGTTATATAATGTGTGTCGTTACTATTTCCTAAATTAAATACAAATTCTTCACCGTCATATAATTCCCAATCAGGTGTACTAGACTGTGAATTGGCTCTGTATTCTATTAAACTTAGTAATCCGACTGATGTATCAGAAAATCTTAGTGCATAAGGATTAACATCAATATTCCATCTATCATAGATAGTGTCTTTAAGGACAAAAGTTTGATTATTTTTTAATAATGTAATACGTAGTTCATTTGTATTTACATATGTATCGCCTATGGTGGGCGATATAGGTCTTTGGTCTGTTGCATTAAATGCTGAAGCGCCGGGATCATCAGAACCAACACGTGCCCATCCTTCAATACTATCCTTTTTCCAATAAACTAGACTTGACTGTTGTATTACAATAGCATAATCACCATCTTCACCAAACGAAGAATTAGGCAAATACTCGGCTAATAGATATTCAGAATTACTTTTCAGTACATATGGTTTTTGTTTTATCCAACCTGTTAGTCCTGCTTCATATTCTTTAAATTCATATAGAGCATATTCACTAGTAAATCCATTATCTATCCAATAATATAATTCCCAATTAATAAACTTATCAATGTCAACTGGTAGGTTAATAGTATATACATCCGATTTAAATAATCTTCTGTGATCATTTGTAAGTGCGCCTTTATTATACAGTGAGTTTAATAAATCGTCATAAAATACATTGTCTCCTATAGCAGTATTTGAGAATACTGGTTCAAAACCGTAATTGTCTCTTTGAAATAGATGCTCTGGAAATGATACATATGCATCGGTTTCACTATACACGCCACGTTCTTTTCTGCCAATAAACGCTTTAGTTTTTTCTATATTACCCTTAGAAAATGCTCTTTCTAATGTAGAGTCAAAAATTGTTTCCAATTCTTTATTCTGCAGGTGCACTGGTAAGAGATTATAAATTTTATTATTTGCCATTTTTTATTCGCCCAATAATTCTGATGCTACTATACTGGATATAATTTTAACATCTGAAGATGTTGTTATACTCAAGAATATTTCTGTAGGTTCACTAGTAATACTTAGCAAGTTTGCAAACTCGCTTGTTTGATATTTTGGTGTAATTACAACTGAAGAAATATGATTAGGTAATGATGTGTGAATGTAAGATGCTAATTCCGAGAAGTAGAATGTTTCGCCAAAATCCCAATTGTCTATATCAAAGAAAGTATTAACTGCATTTGCTACTGCAGTTTTTATTTCACTATCGCTATACGATGTGCCTGATTTTTTAACAACTTTGAACACTGTTTGGTTTTCGGGTGCTGCAAAAGAGCCAAAGAGATATTTAAACTTAACCGGTATATAACTTATATGATCTGATATACTTGCTTTGGAATTAATACCTTTCATGATATTAGTTAGTTCATAATTATTGGGAGGCAAAGGAACTACATCTGAGAATCCGCCATCTATCCAAGCATTTACTCTTCTGACATAATCTGTACTTAATATATACATATCAATGATATTACTTGTACTTGGATCAATTCTCTTATCGATATCAGCATAGTGATCCCATCTGAATGTCATGAATTTATCTTCGACATAACTTCTACCTATAACAATTCTATATTGATTGCCAGCATAAATTATTTTATCCTTTTCGGGTGAGTTTACTAGTGTATATTGATTGGCGGGTAGTTCTTCCCATCCTTCGCCAGATCGTCTTTGCCACTCACCTTCATTAATATCAAGATCATTACTTTCTATATAGAATCTTATTATTGCGGTTTCAGGTATTCTATCTGACTGCGCTTGATTTGTAGCTACAATTCGATCACTAACACGTTCATATTGAATGCCATCAACATCAGTATATTGTTCTAAAACGATGTGAGAGAATTCAACTTCTGATGTATCTCCCAATTCAGGATTATCGACATTATCAATATTAGTAAATACTTGCAGCATACCATGTGGATTACGATCAATATCAACACTCGTTAATTTAACTTTTGTATAGTCAACGTAGCCAGCGGGTGTTAAATATGAATCATATACATATGACTCTACATCCGCATATGCTTGTAGTCTATCAGAACCTTTTGGCGATAGAGTGCGCTCTACCCGTACTAAGAAATCTGAAATTTCAGCAGTGCCGCCAATACTTCTAATATTAATAATTGAACCTACTCCTGGATCAACTGTCCAGAAAATAATTTTATAAGATCCATTATTCTGTATTACTTCACAGTCAGTTAAATTAATTTGATTGTTATTAACATCGGTCAATATTAAATTATTTAAATTAATATTATCTGCTGGAAAGTTTATTTCGCCGAATGCGAATTGTTTCCAATATACATCATCATCTGGATTATCCGGATCGGTTCCATCTAGATTATGATTTCTTATTGACCAGCCACTAGCAGTCATATCTGTAAAAGTAAATTCATAATTAGCGCCGTCAAATGATCTACCGAACTCAGTTTGTACACCAGTATCACCTGATTCTGCGGTGTCTATTGTTTTACCAGATGGCAATTCGGATGTGTCTACCCACGCAAAATTATTAGGATATGCAAGATCAAAATATGCATTAGTTAGGTTGCCTTTAAAACCTTGGTTTTCAAATTCAAGTGGTGTATAGGTACTGGTGTATGTAAAACCGTCAGGAATATTACCACTATCATCAATTGTCACAATCGTAGTTGAATATACATATTCATCACTATTTTCTACATCACTATTGTCATCATAATCATTTAGAGTTAATAAGTCACTCAGATTATCTTTATCATAACTAACTGTGTATTCAGGTGTTTCACCGATAACAGTATCAGATGACGGGGCAACTGGAGCAATTGGATATTCAACGCCTAAAGGTGATATAAGTTTATGTTGCGTACTATTAACGGTATACATTTCAGAATTATTAACAAAGTCATGTGTAATAACTGCTCCAGTTGAAGAAAAATCTGCATCAAATGTAACAGTATTATCGCCGGGCACTACTATATTACTAAGTTGTGCAGTACCTATATTAATTAATTCATCAAGTCCTGACGAACTGTCATTTGCTAGGGTAGTATAATATTTCAAAAATAGTTTATCTCTTTCTGCAAGACTAGTTTCATTATCTACAACCAATTTGTTATTATTATAAAAGAATTTTACTTGTTTTTTACTATCAAAAACTATTTTCTTACCTGTAAATCTAGCAACATATTCTGCTTCATTTTCTCTGACGCCTGGAATATATGTGAATTCTATATATACATCTTTTCCTTCAACTAATGCAACATCATTTACTTCATCGTGTAATTTCCATTCCCAAACAGATGTATTACTTTTAGGTACATACTTTATGATAAAGCTCTGAATTGACAAGTCTTCTATTTTATTAATTTTAATATTTTTAATTTCATCTGCTTCGAAACGTGTTCTATATGTACGTACTATTTTTTCAATACTACCAGCAGTTTCGGGTAGAATATTTTCAATAAAATATGAATCAACTGCTGATCCAGCAACGCTACTTTCAATATTTTTAATTTTAGTCCAGGATAATTCTTTTTCATTCGCACTCTGGGTTAAAATATGATCACCAGGATATAGAAATACTGTGCCTAATGTGTTCGATGATACTGTATCAATTATACTAGCATTAGTACTACGCACTGTAAAATTCAATGATGGTGTTAATATGGTAGATGCTGGATTATACATATTTTCGAAATAATATAGATTCATCAGACTAGGATGCTTTAATACTTCAGTAATTTTGTTTCTAATGAAATTATCAATTTGTCCATTCTGTCGATTAAAACTTAGATTCATTGAAATAATATCATCTTCCAAGAATATACTACCATCTGTGCCAGTCGCACTTAGATTACTGTGATTCCCAGTAACATCGTCCATTTCAAAGAAACGGGATTTGCCAGAGAATGTAGTATTAATTGCTTTTGATTTTGATATAACATTTGCACCAAGAGTAAGAGGATATATATTATAATCCTGTGCGTTTACCATTCTGTCTTGTGCGTAATATGCTCTTGGTGCAATACGTCTAACACTTTCAAATGTTTCAGCGGCATAGTTTTCACTAAAGTCACTTGTTGTGGTCATTGTTATTGTTAGATCATATGGACGGTCATCACCGCCAATATATGGTATAGTAATTGCAACTTCTGATATATCGTTTGCATTAACCGTGAAATTTACATTTTCTGTTTGTCTGTACCAAATACGATAATTTCCATATGCAGCATTACCAAATATACCATCGGGAAAATTAATTGCGATACTATTGTCAATATTGGTAGTAACACTTGCTAGATCGCCACTACCGGTTCTTAATGAATTATATATAGCAGTTTCTCTACTATCATTATCGACTTTTGTTACAGTGGATGTATAATTTCTATTGCTATCTGTACGTTGAATCCAAACGTCTGTGTTCGATATATCAATAACATCAATATTTTGTGTTCTATTAGATAATTTCAAATCATATGTATAATCATTAAAGTTCATTTCACCGGCTTTTGCATATACAAAAAATCCAGTTCGGTCACTGGCTGGTCCTAGATTATCATTACGATTAATAATTGTGAAGTTTTTAGAAGATCTGGGTTCTGCTTCGCCAATAATTTCATCTACTATCTCTACTTTAGTAGTTTCGAATTTTCTATTACTGCCAGCAATGTTTGCATTAAAAGGATAATTAAAACGTTTAACCTGTGGATTTTCATTAATTTCATATATATTATTTTCGATGTTTAGAATATTTAGAGTTGCTATTGGGTCTTGAATTTTAGAATTTTTAGAAAACGATGAGTCTAATATTGTTATAAAGTTTTCATACCAATCAGCGTTATTTGCATCATTCCAATTGACTGTGGTATTTGCTAAAGAATTGCCTTCATTATCTGCTACATCTTGATTTGTGGTGACACTAGTAATTTTCATATAACCACGTGCATTGATAGGCCGAGTTTTAATATAACCTAAATTCTTTGCCATTCGAAGAATTGATTCACGGCGTTCTGCAGTATCTAAGAAATTTTCACGGGTATTCATATCCAATCTAAAAGATAATGAATGACCTAGATAAGCAACCAAGTCTAAGATTGCAATAAACTCAGAACTAGCAATAAAATCATTGAATTTATCAGGGTATGTTTGCTGTACATAAGCAAGTAATGCTTCACGTATTGTATCAAAATCATATGCTTTGAGACTAATATTACTATAGGCAGTATAAACTGCACTCCAACTTTCACTGGCGAATAAGTTATCAACTCTTTCTTGGCTCATTTTATTCTCTTTCTAAATTTACTGTAAGTTCAACTTGTTCACCAGTTGGAATAATAGAAACTGATAATTTTATGTTTAAACTGTGGTCATCGTCTGTTATATTAAGAGTGTTAATCATTACTCTAGGATCTTCATCTATTATAGAATTTATATCAATGTCAATCAAATCTTTAATTTCCGGCGTCAATGGTTCAAAAATTAAATCATGAATGATACTGCCATATGTTGGCATCATAACACGCTCGCCTTTGCGCGTCATTAAATGATTCATTAAATCTTCAATAATCAAATCTTTGCCATAAAGATTATGATTTATTGCTTTTTTATTTTTTGTACTAAATCCTGCAAAATTAACTGCCATTGGTTCTCTCAATTTTTAATATTTCGTTAAGAGTATTTATCATCGTATAAACTACGTATATTTAGAAAAAGTACTTGACAATTAATAATTTTTACTATACTATGAATATAATAGGAGTATTATCGATGACTGATAAAAATAAAATAATACCACTTAATATTTTTAAGAAAAGTAAAGATCGTGATGTATCATTAATGCAAACAATAACTACAGAAGAAATGTTTCGATTGGAAATAAATGAACTTCAGAAAAATTTATATGCAGCCTATGATCGAATTACAGAACTAAATGAAGAAATACGAAAACTTAAATCTACAAAAACAAACAAGGAATAATTAATGCCAAATCTAGTACCAATGGTTGTAGACCAATCTGCTAATGGTGAACGAAGTTATGATATCTTTTCACGGCTTCTTAAGGAACGTGTACTGTTTTTAACAGGAGAAGTCAATGACTATCAAGCAGATTTACTTTGTGCACAATTTCTATTTTTAGAAAGCGAAAATCCAGAAAAAGATATTCACTTTTACATCAACTCTCCTGGCGGAGTAGTGACTGCTGGCATGGCGATTTATGATACTATGCAATTTATTAAGCCAGATGTTAGTACAACGGTCATGGGACAAGCGTGTTCAATGGGATCACTATTAGCGACTGCTGGTGCACCAGGAAAAAGATATATTCTGCCTAATGCAAGACATATGATTCATCAACCCAGTGGCGGGGCAGGTGGTCAAGCAACTGATATGGAAATTCAAGTTAAAGAAATCTTGAAAATGAAACGTTCACTAACTGAAATTTATGTTAAACATAATAGTTCTGGAAAAACACTTGATGAAATGCTGGCAGCAATGGAACGTGATAATTTTATGGATCCACAAGAGGCACTAGCGTATGGTTTGGTAGACCAAGTTATAGAACAACGACCCGTTTAGCTAAATCCAGGAACGTAACTAAACATTTTTGCAGTCTGAATTCTTAAAGCGGCAAGTCGGTGATCGACTTTGCCGTTTTTTCTTTTAATATTACTCTGTATTTCATCAGTCACATCAAACCATTTTTCATTATTAATTAATTTAATAATATTATGATCGGGTATTTTACTTACTCCTTCATAATAAAAATAATGAAGCAATGCATCGTATTGAGGTTGTCCCAATGGTTGTGTCACGAATTGTTCTAACACATTTCCAATAGCACGTAATTGTTTTTCTAAAATTATCTGTGCTGACTGTTTTGTTATTTTTTGACTTTCAATGGAAACTCTTTTTGAAGATGATGTGATATACCCATATCTAAATTCTACATCAGGTATCTGATAATTATAACCTATGAT